CGACCCTCTGTGCCATCGTAGAGGCGTTCGGGTCACTGACCGGGATGACATCGACCATGTCATAGTCAGCTTTCTTCGCACTCGACTTGCCCACTTCCGGCTCGTAGTTGTACGAGTCAGAGGTGTTATCGCGGATGATGGCAGCGAGGAGCTTAAACTCCTGCTTCATGGCGTAGTGGATGCGGGCCTGAACCGCCGACATCACCTTGAGCGTGCGCTCAAGTACTGCCAGCGTAGTGCCCACGGGTGCCTGCGACGACATGTCGGAGACACTGATATCCGCTGTAGACGCCATGCGACGGGCATCGTCCACGACCTTGTCCATAAGCGAGATGAGGGTCGCGCTTGGCTCCTTGTACGGGAGCATGAGGATGTTGTCGCGGATGGAGCCGCTCGGAAGGTCAACGTCCCTAAACTCGCCGGGAGCGATGGGCGTATCGTCGCCCTTGACACGCAGACCGCGTGACTTAAGTCCACCGGGTAGGTTGGACAATGTTCCGGCGTCAATGAGTTGACGCATCAGGGACGTTGCGGCCTTAGTGTGACCACCGATGAGGTGAATCAGGCCAAAGTAGTAGAACCCAAACCCCGGCACGTAGCCGTAGTGGACGAAGTGCTGCCGCTTGGTCTTGAGTGGGTCTTCTTCTAACCAGTTCCTTCTGATAGCGAGTACCGTGGTCGTACCCTTGTCTATCGTCACGATGTAGGGCAGCGCAATGCCAGTCGGCTCGCCGTCATCGCCCTTATCCTCGTACCCCTCAAGGTCGAGTTCAACGTGCATTTCAAGGAGTTGGAAGCGGTTGTCTACCGTGCCAGACAGGCTGGCATCCTTCGACTTCGCCTTCTCGACATCGTCAAGGACGCGCATCGGCTCGCCAAGGTCAACGTCCTTGTAGAACCCTGCTACCTGAAGGCGGCGTAGCTCGTTCTTGGTCTTACGCATGCGGTGCGTAACACGCTCGGCATTCTCAAGGCTGCTGGCCCCATAGGGCACCACGATGTCCTCTGCGGGGACATAAAGAGCAGTCTGCCTATCGAGGCTCGGGTCGTAGTAAATCTTCTTAAACGCATTGCCAGCGAGACTGAGGGAGAACAATAACCGCTCATGCTCAGGGCGGTACTCCTTCATCTCCTCGGTCAGACGATAGTTCATGTCGTCCTGAACGCGAGTCGCGGCTTCCTTCTTCTCCGTGGTCTCCTTGCCGACGATGACCGTCTTGACAGGGCCAGCGGCAGGGAACGTAGCGGTAATGCACTCGGACTGGAACTTGACCGCTGACTCAATGAGCAGGGGATGGGTCACGCCACAAGCGCCAGCCCACGGCTCCATGCGCTCCTCGTACTTCAAACCAAGCAGGTCTAGCCCCTTGGTATAAGTCTCCAGCCAATCCCTGCGCGAAGCAATGTCTGAATCATAGTCAGCCAACAAAGTGCTAGCCAGAGACATCACAGCGCCGTCGTCAATAATCTCTGCGAGATTGTCGTCAAACGACTCATCGCCTGTGGGCAAGTCACCGCCAAGGTTGATAGTTACACCGCCGTCTTCTTCCGGCTGGTCTATCTCGACGGACACATCAGGCTCAGCGGCAAGGGCACCAAGTCCCTGCGGAGCCTCGTATAGAGACTTGTCAATTGCCATTACCGCATCCTTCCTTTCGTTTTGCCACGCTGGGCGACACCATCAATACGACCGCCGCGAGCATATTTTTTGTCTTCGCCAGTAGCAGCTTTAGCTACGTTATCAGCACCACTTGATGCTTTAGTTAAAAAATCTATTGCGGTTCTTTTTACATTAGACATCTTACGAAGGTCTATTTTTGGCATATGAATAGAGCCAGAAAAACCAACCGCTGTATCTAATGCTTCTTCTTTTTTCTGTTTTGGCGTCATCTGCTTACGGTCATAGAGATACTTCTCCATGGCGCCCATACGAGGAGCTGTAGCCGTAACTTCAAACACACCGTCAGACTTTTCCTTGTTTGCCATCAGTAGTACCCTCCCTTACGGTGAGACTTGAAGTACTTGGACGGTTCAGGTTCATCCGATGGGAGTCTAATGAACCCTCCATTACGGAACCGCATAAGAGCGAGTGTCGTGGAGTCCACGAGGTCGTCGTGCGTCCCAGCGGGGAAGTCGTTGCACTCTTCAACCACTTCATGCGCCCATCTCCTATCAGGTGCCCATACGATACCTGACGAAAACAAATCCGTCACTGAGTTAACGCGGGATAATTTGTCTTGGCCTTTACCGGGAGTAAATTCACTGACAGGCACACCCATACGACGAAGCTCCTGATACAGAGCAGCTCCGTTAGACTTCTTCTCAACGATAAAGCTATCCGGCTCCCATTCCTTGTACTCCTCAAGGACGAGTGCCTTTAAGTCGGGGAACTCCAGCCGCTTCTTGATGGCGTTGAGCAGGATGATGTTGTAGTTCTTGGTCTCCTCGTTGAAGAAGACTCCCCACATGGTCAGGGCGTTGTAGTCCGACCTGTTAGACGTTTCCTGCGCGGCGTCGAGCGCCATGATGATGAACTCGCAGGACGGGGGCTGGTCTTTGTCCCACACGTTCCACCACTCACGCTTGATGAGCGCACCCTCTTCCGAGGTCGGCTCCTGCATGTACTGGGCTTGCCAGTACCGAACGTCCAGTGATGCCTTCTTGGCAAGCAGTTCTTCAAGCGACCAGAACTCAGGCCAGAGGGGTTTGTCGTTGAGGATGGCAGGAAACTCCACTACCTCCCAATCCTCGGCTTCGTCGTTCTTGGTCATGTGGTCGATTATCTTTCCCGTCAAATCCATTTTAGACCAACGGGTCATAACCACAATAATAGAACCGCCGGGCATCAATCGTTGGATGGGGCCTGACTGAAACCATTCCCACGCTGGCTCAAAAACTTCCGGACGTAACTGTTTAGCTTCTTGTTCGGAATGAGGGTCGTCAATGATAAACAGGTCAGCACCACGCCCAGCCAAAGCACCGCCCACGCCGATAGCAAAATATTCACCGTTAAAGTTCGTTCCCCAGCGAGACGCACTCTTGGAGTCCGCTTGTAATTCGACCTGCGGAAAAACATTCTTATACGCCTCCGAACCGACCAAATTACGTACGCGGCGACCAAAATTCACTGCCAAATCAGCAGTGTGGGAGGCCATAATGACCTTCTTTTGAGGGTTTTTACCTAGGTACCAAGCAGGTGCAAGGTACGAAATCATCTCACTTTTGCCGTGTCGAGGGGCAATATTGACGATTACACGGCGTTTTTTGCCCGCTTCTATGTCTTCAAAGATTTTGGCAAGCCTTCTATGGTGCGGGCCTACCTTATAACCGGGATAAACGTGCTGAATAAAGTCAAGAAAGCTTTCACGACCCAGATTTTGTGTGATTTTGTTTTGATAATCCTTTAAAAGCTCCAACGTACGCCGTTTTTGTTTATCCGGCATGGTGGGCAGGGCATTTTTAAGCTTTTGAAGGTCGTCTTGAGTAATATTACTCAACATGATGAGTAATTTCCTCTGACTTCACCTCAACAAACCGGGTTTCAAGCACATTTAGGGTCTCAAGCAGCTCCTTTTCAACCTCTTCAATGGGCATGACCTTCACAGTCATCTCGGTGCGCTTCTTGAAGGCGTCTACGCCGTCCACTTCGCCTAGTTTGGCAAGGGCGGTGATGCGCGTTTTGCTGTCCTTGGCGTGTTCAACCTCATAAATGAGCTTGTTCACGACGTACATTTTGAGGTCAGACAACTCATCAACGATTTGTACGTTGCACTGCGCCACCATTCCAGCGAGGAACGCCATGGTCTCGTCCGGATAGGTAGCAAACTCAGGCCGCATCTGTGGGTCAGCTATCATTTGTTTGGCTAACTCTGTCGCTGTCTGGGTATTTTCAATATCTGGCACCAATGGAGTCCCTGTCAGGTCAGACAAGAACTTGATGGTACGCGCACGCATATCCAATTCCTCCTTTGGCGACAGGTTAGGCAAAGCCTCAGTGGCGCTAAGAGGAAGAGGGACGTTCTCTTCAATGTCAGGAAAATACATGGCGTATTTGTATACCTGAGATGGTACCAAGTCAAGAAGGGGGGTACCCCAAGGGGGTGGGGTGTAAACGCAATAAACGCAACAAATCAAGTTTTGAAACTTGATTACTGTCAGGTGGAACAAGTACCAGTGATGTAGGAGTCCCTAGATTGAGTTTCCAAAAATAGGGGGGTGTATGAGTAGATTTAGGGGTATGGGGGGCGCAAGGGGAGGTAACGGAAATCCGGGGGGTGCCACCCCGGTGGGGTCACCGCCGCTTGACAAATGGGACAGTGTCGCCTATACTTTGTCTCAAGGTAGAGCAACGCAAGCGCTACCGAGTACGACTAACCAACGGAGACAGAGACATGAAAGCCTACACCGATGACGATATCACCCTCGTGACCCGCGCAATGCGCAGCGCAGCGCGGCAGGGCACTGACCCGCGCAATAGCCACCCCGTTCAGGCGGACAAGTGGGACTTGAAGTGGAAGCGCCGCGAAAAGTATCGCGCCGAGCGCGATGCCAAGCGCCTCCGCCTCCGCCAGTACTTCACCATCTAACCAACCCGGCGGGGCTTGCGCCCCGCCACCTTTCAGGAGATACACCATGTACACACCGCACCCTTTCCGCGTCGCTAGCGACATCGCCCAATTCGGTTACACGTTCGTGTTCTGGGATTTGACTGAGAACTGCGGCTTGCCGCGCCGCTCTGCACTGTGGCTGATGTGGGTTGCTCGCCAGTACAACCGCCACGTTACCAACCGCAATCTGCTAGACGACCTGCTCTAAGCGCTCAGCGCCGACGAAGCCCCGCCGCGAGGCGGGGCTTTTTTTTGTCCG